AGAGACGATTGGGATTAGTTGGTGAAATGGTTAGATCCCCACTAATCCATAATGATATAATGCAATATTCCAAGAATGGATGCACTTTATCTGGAAATGATTTATACTATTTTGATTGGATTGATGAAATTGGAAAAAAAGGTGACATATATTTGCTCGCACTTCTTTATGTTGAATGGCTTAAGGATGTATTTGGTGGACAAGTTATAGCTAAAAATTTAAAATTTAATTCAACATACAATTTTAACAATTCAAAGTCAGTTATTGATTTTGTTATGAATCAAATACATAATTTACCAGAAGATAAAGCTGATGAACTTATAAAAGAGGTTAATCGTATATATGAAAACCACATCAAGTTAATTGATGGTATCATGGCATAAAAATGTTATTAGAATTATACAATAATTTAAAATACGTATCCAGAAAATGGTTTCAACACATTGAATATAAAAGTAAAATTGAAAATAATGAAGATATTACTTGGTGTAATGACTTTTTTATCAATCCATCCATTAGATATGGACATTTGGAATATTTCAAATCAAACAACGGAAAAATAGAAGTTTTACATTGTACCTTTTTTCCCTGTTATTTTAAAAATTTACCCATTTATGGTTTTGATGTTATAGCATTAAACGGAATAGTTACTGGTATTTTTTGTGATTTTACAACTTGTATAGATGAAAATCCACACCTTTCAAAAAATTTAAAAAATATAAAAGAAAAATACAAAGAATATGAAAGAAAATTACCAGAATGGGCTGATTTCTTTTCTAAAAATTTTATATCTATATCACCTAAAGATTTAAATAAAGATGAACTAATTACCGACTTTGTAAATTTGTTTAAAAATTACGTTGAACAAGTAAAATGGAACAACAAAAATGGATTATATCTTTCAAGAGATCAAATTTTAGATTCAATTGATATACAAAACTTATATTCTATAAATCAAAGAAAAAATGATAAAACATTTAAAGCATTGTCAGCATATATTGGTTCAGATAATGCAAAGGATTTTATAGAAAATGTTTTATTTCCAATTTACCCAAGCAATGCTGCTTGAAAGTGCATCCAGTCGTAGTTTCTTGCTTTACCGAGACTAACCCAACCCTCTGATTCAACAATTGACCAGAAATCTTTATATTCTGGTTTTGCAAAACTTGCTTGGTTGCTTGTCATTTTTAAAGTATTCCTGTCGGGGTCAAGGTCAACAGCTGCTCCCCATGAGTGTATTGACCAGTTTTTAGTACTACCTCTCATTTTTCTAACATTTAAACATCCACCAAATAGATTGAGTCTGAGTTTTTCTATTTCTTTTTGTCCATATACCTTTAAAGTTTTTTCAAATATATTATAAAGAGAATTTGATACCTTTTCATGACATGTAATTTTTTTTAAAGATGTGAATGGTTCCCAAGATATTTTTAATTCATATGGTAAAATTAATTGTGTTTGGTTTCTACCAACTTCTCCATAAAAATTAACCATTGAATCATAATCTTGTTTAGGCCAATTATTCATTTGACAAGCTCCTTTCCTTTATCCATTCCAATGGTGCATAAGATAAATCATTTTTATATTTTTCCGAATATTCAATAATAATTTTTTCATCCATTTCTTCTCTTGAGAATGAAACTGAGCCTTCTAGGTTTACATTACTTGAAGATTGCATTTTATAATCAAGTATAGTTTGAACGCCCAAATAACTTGCTATAATAACAGCTAAAATTTTAATTGTTTCTGTAAAAATAGAAACAAATGGAACAGTTAAAGATGGAGATGCTGCTGTTAAAAACAATACAAAAATGCTAATTCCATAAAATAAAGATAGAATTAAAACAGAGAAAAAAACAACATAAAATTTTTTAGAAGCTAAAAAATTAACTTTACTCAAATCTTCTACATATTGTTTTGGTGTGTTTGGTGGAACTTCTCCACTATGAAGCATCGAACTAGCTGTTTTAGCTATATCTACAAGTTTTTCCCACATGAATATACTTATATATCATTTTTACTTAAAGCTCAAAATATTTTCTATAAATGGGTTCAAGTTAGTTTTTTTTAAAATATCAGCATTTGGTATTACGCAATGACCTCCTATTTTTTTTGATTCTGGTGGATATAAAATAGGTCTATTGTATTTTGAAAGTTTGTTTTTTGAATACCCATCATTGTAATTTTTATTCCAATCTTGAATAAATGAAAAATCAACATTATGTTTTTTACAAATTTCATTCATGTAATAATGCCATGCTATACATACACCATAATAAGATGTACATAAAAGTTTAGCTGTTTCTGTGTTTGTAAAAGATTCAGCGTATTTTGATTTAATTTTCAAAAGTTTAAAATGTTTTTTGATTTTTAAAAAAGTCTTTTTATCATTTGCGCTTACATATTTTGTAAAGGTTTTTAAGCTTTTTTTTAAAAAAGGATGTGATCCAACTACCGGACTATGTGCTAATTTTGCATTAGTTATTTTTTTTAATTTTTGAGTTGTTCCTATTGGTACAGTTGAATGTATTATTGTGATTTTAGGTTTTAATTTTTCGATTTCATTGACAACCGTTTCTAGAAAGTCATCATTATAAGGAATACATATGTTTAAAAAATTTACATTCTTATATGTTTTATGATCATTTATGTCTTTACCAACAACTTTAATTTTATTTTCTTTATATAAAGATAGTAGTGCCTTTCCGACTTCTCCAACACCTAAAATGATATTTTTCATATTATATTTCTTAAACACATAAAAGCCTCTGCGTACTTAGAACCACACTCTTGACCTCTGATAGAAGCTTTTGATAAAAGACCTTCGCGTGATCTAGGATGTGGGTAATTACATATTTCGCTAGTATAACAACCAAGAGCATTTATTTTTGTTTCAATCTCTTCTTCCGATAATACAACGTATGTATTTGGAGTAAATGTTAATCCTGTTATTGTAGGGTATTGATCGGTTGAACTTGGTATTTCTCCAAGATAAAGAGCTTTAACATTTAGTGGACCCCAAACTCTAATTGCTCTACACACCCAATCAAAAGTAATTTTATGGTCTTGGTGAATGTCTCCATAAAATGTAGTGTATACTATATCTGGATTTATTTGTTTTAATACTATTTCCAGTTTTCTAAAAAAATTCAAAGGATTATGTGACATTTCAATCTCAGTAAATTCTAAAAAATGTGAATACTGATATTTTAAAATATTTTTAGCCGTTCCTATCGATTCGTATTGAATTGATGTTCTGTCATCAATTGGTTTTCTAGCAAAAACAACATGAACATCATAACCGAGTTTAATGCATTTTTGAATTACTCCACCAAAACCCAAAACCTCATCATCACCATGAGGAACTATTATTGCTACTGTGTGTTTTTGATTATCAATCATCTGAATGATTATATGGGTTTAATTGTATTTTGCAAATTTTTAATGTCAATTCCCTTTTTTAATAAATCCTCTACTTGGAAATAATATTTCTTTAACAACTTTTTTAAAGCCAATATGACTTTAATGTTATCTCCCATTGTATTGTTCATATACCAAAAAACATGATCTCCAAATTGATATTTCAATTTATCACTATACCATGGTTTATTGTGACCTGTAAATTGATAATTGTTAGGTGATTTTAAAGTTTCGGAATCGATAGTTGAAACAATATAATTAAATTTACTTGGAAGCCAAGTAATTTTATCTAAAAAGTAAGTGTTCAATATTGGTTCATCGCTTATCCATTTTTGTGTTTTTAAATCCTTCTCAAAAGGTGGATCGCTCTTAGCTATTTCCAGTAATTTTTCTTTAGTTTCTGGAACTATATATTTTTTACCAATTAACATAACCCCAGCATCAAATCCGCTTCTTGGTCCAATTTGTAATATGCTATTTTTTTCTAATGTTTGTGAAGCTCCAAAATCAACATCATAACTCAACAATTCCTCGACATTTACTTCAAATAAAATATCCGAATCAAAGAAAACCAACTTATCATATTGTGATAAAAGAAAAATATCAAATCTGTAATTACAATTATAAGTCCATTCCCTCCAAGTGTTGTCGTATGTGTGATCTACATAAGATTCAACATCAATTGACTTGTAAATTACATTTTTATAAACTAAAAATATCAAGTCTTTGCTTTTTTGAGTCAATTCACCCCACTCCAATATAACAATATCATAATTAAAGTTGGGAGAACTGTTTAACAGACTGTTTAACGTAATTAAAAACCCAGTTATATATTTGTCGTCAAGAGTTGTAACAAATCCAATATTCATTATGATATAATCATATCATAAAAATAACCAAATACCAGAAAATGATAAAAATCCAAATATAAATGGTAAAGCGTATGCGTAAACAGCATATACTGGTGGTACTAGCCTCATAAGGTTTAAACCAAGAATAAAGCCAAACAGAGCAGCTACTGAGGCCGCTATATTTTTTAGTACATGGTATCTCTTTATGGCGTTATCATGCTTCTCCATCCATTTAAACGCATCCTCTTGTTGCTTGATGCCCCAATCTGTAATGTCTTTAATTTTTTGTTGCAAAATGGATGTTTCTTTTTTGGAATTTTCCAATTTTTGACTAGTTTCCTCTAAATTAATAGTTAAATTACCATTTGAATTTTTAGCATCATTCAATTCAGTGTTCAATTGACCAATAACAATTTTTGCTTCTTGTAGGGCTAAGGAAAATGTGCTTGGTTTAGGTGTATTTTTAGTTTGCGCGTACACATTTAATGTTAAAAATAACATTATTATTAAAAAATATTTAAATATCATAGGGTTATTGGGGTTAAAACAATCTTATCTTCGAGTTTTTTTTGTTCTTTTTCTATTGTTTCCAACAATATATTTAAACGTTCAGCTAATGTTAGTGCCTTGTCTATATTGATGGCAACTTTTGTGTTTTCCTTACCAGCATCTTCTAGTTCCAATTTAGCTTCATTTAAACTACCTATCACTTTTATAGTTGATGCGATTGGAACTGGAGTTTCTTTTTTAACGCTCGTTGTGCATCCGCTTAAAACAAGCAAAAGTACTAAAAAATAAGTTCTCATGCATCTATTTATTTTCGGCGCAAAAAAAGCAACAACAAAAAAATTTTTTCTATTAAAATATATTATAGTACTAAAATAAAATTAAAGTATTAAAATATATTATAGTACTAAAATAAAATTAAAATATTATAATACTAAAATATATTATAGTACTAAAATAAAATTAAAATATTATAATACTAAAATAAAAATTATAGTATTAAAAAGAATAAATCTATTCAAGTACTATAATTAATTTAAATACTATAATATATTATAATACCCGGAAAAATTGAAATGTCAAGACTAAAATTCAAACTTTTTTAAATATTTTAAGTTTTGTGTTAAAATTGTTTCATCTTCACCTGTTGGAAGCAAACATGGTATTTTTGCATAAGTACCTTTAATTGATTTAAATGGAGTATTTTTTTCATTTATTTCAAAGAAATTGTACAGTCTTGACTTTAAAAACCTTTTTGATGTTTTTATAAAAACGTTTGGATCTTCAAAATACCTAGCCCACTCATTGAAGTTTTCTTTTTGATTGTAAAAAAAGAAAGGTGTGTAGTGTAAATCCTCTTTCATTTTAAAAAGATCTGAACCCAAATTTATAAAATTTGTTTCTAAAAATCCTTTTATGATTGGTTTTTTGTCAGAAACTATATTGTTTTTTACAATGTTCCATTCATGACAAAAATCCACATAATCTGCTGCTAATTCTTCAATATAATCAAATACATCAAAAATAAGAATATTTTCTTTTACGTAAAAAACAAAGTACTGTTTATGTTTCCTTATCATAATCGTCGTTTAATATAACATCGATTAAAATATCTTCAACGATTTCTTGTGGCAAGTCTAAATTTGCATTTTTTATTGTTTCAAAAAGATTTGTATACTGATATTTGAGCTTTTCCTTGTATTCATTTACTTTTAAAAAATCAGTTTTAGACAATTGTTCAAAACTTGGTTTTGATTGTAAGCTTAAAGTTTCAACTAAAAATTGACTTGAAGAAGAAACAATTTCCATTAATCTTTTATAAAAACGACTTAATGGTGTCATTGGTTTTTCATCTAGTTTGGTGATGTTTTCGTAAAGATATTTTAAAATGGAAGAATTTTTTAATTGTTCTTTTACATTTGTAAGAAATTCTGGTCCTCTTATGTGAATTTTACCATTTGGATTGTAAAGACATCCACCTCCTACATTTTTTGATCCACAATAAATACATCTATCGGGGTGGTCAAAATGAACATGGGTATTCGATGAAGAAAACAAACAAGGTTTTCCATACGAACTTGATTTACAATATATACAACCCATAATTTAATAATTATCCTCTATTTATTCAATTTATCTAATTCCAGTTTTGGTGCTTTTCCTATTCTACAATTTATTATTCCATTATAATAATCATCTTTGAATAAAACATTTTTATCAATTTGTTCTTTTATCTCATAATAAGCTAAAGCCCATTTAGAATCACATATTCTTAAAATTTTAAACTCAAAATTCTCTTTTCCATATGTTTTTATATCATTATTTACATCATTTGATGAACTTGTGTAATCTCTCCAGTCAGATTCACCTTTTGAAATTCTATTTCTGGTTTTACCTTTAAGTGGTTTTCTTTTTATTTTTCTAAAACATTGTTTTTTGCCAATATATCTTTTATTTGTAATTTTATTTACAATTTCATATATAAATCCAAATGTATTCTCATCAAGATTTACGTTCTCAGATAAAATCCAATGTCCATATTCCATTATAATTCTTTTTTAATTTTGTTTAAAGGTCTTTTTTGTACTGGAAAATGTGGTTTTTTCTTTTTTTTAGGATTAACACCACCAGCAATTGCCATATCTGTTTTTATTGGTGTGTTTTCAAAAGTATTTTCTGTTGCATTTGGACCTAAAGCACCTCCACCAACTGAATTATCTTCCATTAAATTTTTTATCTTATCTTGAAATTTATTAAACATATGTTATAATAATACTTATTGAAAATATGCAAGATATCAATAAATATTTCGAAGAGATAAAAGAAGACCTAAAACTTGATCAAATCAATATTTTAGAGAAACAATTATCCTTACCTGCCATTAAACATAAATGGGTTTCTTTTTTAATTAAAAGTAAAATTCAAAGGAATGAATTGGAAAAGAAAAAGAAAGAAATAAAGGAAATTGTGCTTAAAAAATATACACAAGATAACAATATACCAACTGGAATTCCAAAGGCATCAATAAAAGCAAAAATAGAAGGGTCTGATTCAATTAAAAAAATTGATGATGACTTAAAAGATTTAGATGTAATCATAGATTATTTGGAAAAAGTGGAGAAAATATTCACAACATTTAGCTATGATATCTCAAATGCTACAAAATTAATGATATTAGAGACAACATGATTGAATTAAATTTATTAAATAATAATCAAGCTTTAATTACTACTAACGATGTATCCGAATTAGATCTTGTTCGCAGTAATTTTTCGGTTGTAAATCCTGCACATGGTAGAACGAGTGGTTTTACACCATCTAGACTATATGCAATTACACCATCAGGAAAATATGACATTGGATTGACAGATAATATTGTAAATTTCTTAAAAAATAACAATATTTTATATAAAATTAATAATGATCTATTAGAAAAGGTTAATGTTGGTTTTGAAAACCCTATAATTAAACAGTATGATCTAACATATAGAGAACATCAAGAAAAAGCCATAGATAAATCTCTCAAAAAAGGCAGGGGTGTTGTTGTTATTCCAACAGCGGGTGGAAAAACGCTTGTGATGTGTAGCATAATAGAAAGCTTACGTCTTAATTTGAACAAACCCGATGCCTTGGCGATGGTAATTGTTCCATCTTTACAATTGGTTACTCAAACAGCAAAGGATTTTGAGGATTATGGTATGCAAAAGATCACAAAATGGTCTGGATCTAACAAGATAGATTCATCAGCAACTACAATCATAGCAGGAACACAAATTCTTCTAAGTGATAAGTCAAATTTATCAATTTTAAATGATGTTGACATTATTTTGGTTGATGAAACACATGGATTGAGGAAAGGTAATAAGATTAATTCAATTTTTAGTTTAATAAAAACTAAACATAGATTTGGTTTTACTGGAACAATGCCTCCATCACCAATTGATCAGTGGAATATTATTGGAAAAATTGGTCCAATTGTTTATGAAGAAAAAACAAAACAATTAAAAACAAAAAACCTAATTTCAAATTTTAAAATTTTTATTTTAAACATAAAACATAGAAAAATACCAAATATATTCAAAAACATTAAATTACCAGCTGAAGCATATAATAACGAAATTGATTTTTTAATAAATAATCCAAGAAGAAACGATATAATTTCAAATTTAGCATTTAAACTTGATAAAAACACCATAATAATGGTCGATAGAATAGATCATGGGTTGAATTTAGAAAAAAATTTAAAAAAAATTTGCAAAAATTTAAAACCTGTTTATTTTGTGAGAGGTTCTATGGAAATAGAAGAAAGAGAAAAAATTAGAGAACTAATGGAAAACAGAAATGATGTTATTGTCATAGCTATATCTAAAATATTCAGCACTGGAATTAATATACCCAATTTACACAATATTATTTTTTCATCAGCAGGAAAAGCTAAAATCAAAATAATGCAATCTATTGGTAGAGCATTGAGATTACATCCAACAAAAACACTTGCTAGAATTTTTGACATTTCGGACAATATGAAATATTCAAAAAATCACTTAGATGAAAGAATTAAACTTTATGAATCAGAAAAATACACATATGAAAAAAAAGAAATTTAAAAAAGATATAGATGATGATATTCTTGAAGAAGAAACATATTACAACGAAGAAGAAACTGTGGATGGTGACGATTCTGATGAAACTAACTCATTTTTTGAGAAACAATTTTCTAAAAATGAAGAAGACGAAGAAGAAGATGATGATGAAATCAAAGAACCTGTAAAAAGAAATGTTAAAAAATCAGATAAAGAAAAATTTTATGTTGACCCAAAAGAATTTGACCAAGAGATAATGTTGTACTATGATACAAACGTACTAAACAACAAATTGGCAGAAATGGTCAGTAAGATTTCAAACAAATTAAGTTATGCAAATAATTTTATAAATTATTCATATAGAGAAGAAATGGTTGGAGATGGAATTATTCGCATGATGAAGGCGTTAATTGCTAAAAAGTACAATCATGTTAAAGGAACAAACCCATTTTCATATTTTACAAGAATAGCATTTAATGCGTTTAGAAACAGAATCAAAAAAGAAAAACATATTCACGAAACACATGAAAAATATCAACAAGAGTTTTTAATGATGTCGGAAAATTATAATAATGTTTTTAAAAATGGAAACAAAAGAATTACAAAAAATAAAGAATGATTAAATTAAAAAATAAAATTGGTTGCTTTTCGGACATTCATTTAGGTTTGGGTCAAGATAGCAATGAATGGCATAAAATCTGTTTAAATTTCTTTCAATGGGCGTCCGAAACGTTCAAAAAAAATAATATACATGATATTATCATTCCGGGCGATATATTTCACAATAGAAGTCATATCTCTGTTGAAACATTATCAGTTGCAAAAAAGTGTTTTGAGTTACTTAAAGAATTCAATGTATACATTTCTACTGGAAACCATGATTGTTTTCTAAAAGATACAAGTGATATAAATTCTATTTCTATTTTAAATGGATGGGAAAATATTAAAATTTTTGAAAACAAACCGGAATTATTAGAGACTGAAAATTCAAAGAAAATTTCTTTGGTTCCATGGGGGTCTTCTTTGGATGATATACCGAAATGTGATTATATGTTTGGACATTTTGAAATTAGTTCATTTTATATGAATTCTTACAAAATATGTGAAAATGGATTTTCATATAAAGATTTGTTTAAAATTTCACCATTTGTATTATCAGGTCATTTTCACAAAAGAGATAGTAGAATGTTTAAGGATGGGCGAATAGTTTATTTAGGAAGTCCATATCAACAGAATTTTGGAGATGCTATGGATGATAGGGGTATCTATATTTTAGATACCGATAAAAACGATATTCAATTTATAGAAAACAAAATATCACCTAAACATTATAAAATTAAAATAAATGAAGATGTTAGTGAAGATGATATTAAAAATAATTTTATTTCATTAATAATTGATAATAAATTAGATGAAGATGAATTAACCAAATTTAAAGGTAAAATTTTAAATTTAAATCCGAAAAACATAAAAATTCAATATCAAGAAAGTGAAATTGTTGACAATGAACTTAAATCACAAGCATTGGACAATTTAGATTTGATGAAAAATATAGAAGAATATATTGAAAATTTAAAACCGGAAAATAAAAAAGAAGTTGTAGATTATATCAAAACATTGTATAATTCTTTAATATGAATAATATCGGAATAGCCATAATTGATGTATACGAGCAAGAAAATTTAAACTTGTGTTTTGAATCCATTAAAAACAAAGTTGAAAATATAATTGTTGTATCAAATACAGGAAACAAATTACCCGATATTGAATCTAAAATGTTTACATCACCAGTTCAGTTTGCAACTCTTAGAAATTGGGCAATCTATAACTTTAGAAACAAAGGTTTAAAGCACTTTTTTATCATTAATTCTAATATTATAATAAAAGATTTTTCTGTTTTTGAAAATACAATTAAAAAAGCTGATAATTTTGGTATATGGTCATTTTTTGGTCCGTCTGAAAACAAAATGACAATTGAAGATGATGAAAAGGGTTTAAACTTAAATTTGAGTGAACAAATTAACAGTGATTTTATTTATATTTGTAATGATTTAGTATCAAAAGTTGGTTTCTTTGATGAGAGGTACTTTAATACAAAAAATTTAGATGTTTTGGATTACATACTACGACTAAGAAGCGATAAATTATTTACACCAACTGGTTTTATACCATCAATACAAGAAAATATAGAAACGATGATGGGAAATATAAAGAAAGCAAATCATTGTGAACTTGGCAAAGACGCTGACCAAAGCGTTAATTTATCATATGCATATTTCTTGACAAAACATCAATATATCCCTACACAAAATGACCCCAAACATGTATCTAAAGATGAACTTATGAAATGTTTGGAGGAATTACAACAAAATTACTCTAATAAATTATGAATAAAGAAAAAATAGGAGTTGGTATTACCACTTGCAATAGACTTGAATATTTCAATCAATGCTTCAATAGCCTTGATTTATCCAAGATCGACCATTTAGTTGTTGTAAATGACGGTTTTCCTGTTAATTTTGATGATTATAAACTCGATAGTAAGGTACATATCATACAGAACGAAAAAAATATTGGTGTTGGTAGAACTAAAAATAAAATATTTCAATATCTTCTTGATATGAAGTGTGATCATATTTTCACATTGGAAGATGATTGTATTATTACCGATAACAGTGTTTTTGAAGAATATATTAAAGCATCTAAAATAACAGGATTAAAACATTTTAATTTTGGTCCGGGAAGTCCTTGGAATAGAGTTCAATTAGACCCATCAGTAATTGGTGATCTTTCAAAAAGAGGTTTAGCTACTCAAAACGGAGATCCCAACCCAAAAATGATCGTTGAATACAAAAAACATGATATAGCAATTTCATTATATGAACATATCGTTGCTATGTTTTGTTATTTTGATGCAAATGCATTAAAAGACGTTGGTCTTATTGAAGAAAGGTTTTATAATGCATGGGAACACGTTGAACACACCTTAAGATTTATCAAAAAAGGATACTACACGCCTTTTTGGTGGTTTGCTGATATAAAGGGTAGTGAAAAATACATCAAAGAAGCGGAAAACGAGAAATCAAACACATCTCTTGCCAAAAACGAGGAACAATTCATGAAACAGGTCCAAGATGGTCTTAAAATATTTTATGAACTCCATCAAACAGTTCCTTCAATGATAACGCCAGCTAATCCGGATATAATTAAACCACTTTTGAAAAAAATTTATGAAAACAACAAAAATAATTGATGAAAGAATATCACTAACACAATATGAACCTGAATTTGAGGTTTTATTAGAGAAATATATTGATTTAAAAGCCAAAAATATCGTAGAAATTGGTTCTTATTTTGGTTCTTCATTGCACCATTGGTTATATTATAGCGATGAGAATGCCAGAGCGATTTCTATTGACTTGCCCATATCTTCTTTTTGTGGTCCCAATGATCCAAGAGTACCTGTACAAGAATTCGCTATACAAAATGAATGGAAACTATGGACTAAGAGAAATAACAACAAACTGCATTTAATTCAAAGTCATTCTCAATCGGAAAGCACAAAATTTCAAGTTGAAAAATTATTGGAAGGTGAAAAAATTGATTTTCTTTTCATAGATGGTGATCATAGATATGATGCGGTTAAAAGAGATCTTGAAATGTACTCTCCTTTGGTGAGAAGGGGTGGTATTATTGCATTACATGACATTGGTTATGCTGAAGAGGGTGGTGTTCATAAACTTTGGGATGAAATCAAAGGCTATCACATACATCATGAATTGCGTTTGAATCCCGAAAAACAAAAAGGAATTGGAATTATAACAGTATGATAACATTTGTTACACATTTAAGGTATGACAATCCAGATAGGATCGAAAACCTCAATACAATTATTAATTATTACGGCAATAATATCAAAGGTTGTAAATTCATTTTTATAGAAGATGATAAAGAACATAACAAAGCGTTTGATTCTGTAAAATACATTAAGGGTGCTACTAAATTTTCATTTGTAAAAAACGATTCGACTTATTATAGGACAAGAGCATTGAATATAGGGATGAAAATGGCAACACATGATGTTGTAGTTTCGCTCGACACTGATTGTATAGTTCCGATAAATTCAATCATGAAATGTTATGATGCCTTAATGGATGATGCAACAGTTGCTTGGCCGTACAATGGTTATTTTATAGATGTTGGTGAACCATTAAGAAGCGCGATTACCAGTTCGTCATTTGATTATAATGATATTCTACATAAACTTGATGAAAAATACACAATGCCACTTACAAGCGTTTACAAGCAATTTTTGGTTAGATGCACCAGCAAAGAGCATTTAGGAACTGGTGGAATTGTTTTATTCAACAAAGAACGATTCCTTTCAATCGGTGGATACAATGAAAATTTTATAGGTTGGGGTTGTGAGGATAACGAAATAGTATCAAGAGTTGATATATTAGGTCATAAAAAATTTAGAGACACAAACGTTAAATCAATTTGCTTTCATCTTTATCACAGATCGGCAGAAAGAGCGGAAAATCCATTTTTTGATAAAAATAGCGAAGAGTGGCACAAAATTAAAGCCATGAATAAAGAAGAATTGCAAGATTATATCTCAAAATGGAATCAATTTAAATGATTACAACTACTCAATTAGGAAGAAATGGTGAATTTGGAAATCATTTATTTCAAATTGCTGCTACCATAGGTCATGCTATAAAAGTAAACCAAGAATACATCTTTCCAAAATGGGTTGGTTTATCCTCGAAAGACTATTATACCAAATATTTTTTAAATAAAATACCGGAAAGTGAAAATTTAATACACACTAAACAATTTTGGAATGAACCACATTTTCATTATCATGAAATACCAGATGTAAAGGATTTAGATTTATTTGGATATTATCATAGTGAAAAATATTTTAAACATTGCAGTGATATTATCAGAAATTACCTACTAGAGCCTAGTGAAATTTTAAAAAACATAAATGTTATAGATTACAATAACACAGTCTGCATACAGCTAAGATTTTATGATAATAATAGACCATATGACGTAAACCATATAGGTCATAAGTTAGATCCTGAAGTTTCCATTTACTATCAACCTGAAGAAAATATAGATTATCTAAAAAGTGCAATAAATTATTTTGGAAAAAATAAAACATATTTAATTGTTACAAACAATCCACAAAAAGCCAAAAACATGTTCTCTTCTTATAAAAATTTTTATATATTGGAGCAGTTTAATTATTTAGAACAATTTTTTATACAAACTAAATGTGAAAATAACATTATATCAAATTCATCTTTTGGTTGGTGGGGTGCTTGGTTAAATACAAACAAAGAAAAGGTTGTATATGCACCTAAAAAATGGTTTAAAAATGATTTAATCACAAAAGATTTATATCCACAAAAATGGAGGGTTGAATAAATAAAATCATGGATCAAATAATTGACTTATCCGATTGTACTTTCATTATTCCTGTAAAATTAGACAGTGAAGATAGAGAACAAAATTTTCGTTTTGTAATGAAATGGTTTTATGATAAATTTAAAACAAATATTATAATAACAGAAAGTAGTCACAATGATGATTTAGCTTTAAAAATAGATTATCCAGATATTTTAACAAAAAATAATGTAACTTTAATAGAAAAACCAAACGAAAGATACTTTAGAAGAACTCATTATTTAAATGAGATGCTAAAATTATCAAAAACACCAGTAACAATAAACTATGATATTGATGTTTTTATGCCAATACATAACTATTGGGAAGCGAAAGAGAAAATATTAAAAGAAAATTTTGATTTAGTGTATCCTTTTTCATTAGGAAAATTTCAATTAGAAGTTCCCCAACAATATAGGGATGAATTATTACAACAAAAAGAAAATATTGTTAAAATTGATACAAAAAGGTTGCTACTCAATGTCTCTGAATATGGACATGTTCAATTTTTTAAAACAAGTTCTTATAAAAAAGGTTTTGGTGAAAACGAAGAATTTATTTCATTTGGTCCGGAAGACCAAGAGCGATATTATAGATTTAATACATTAGGATATAATGTTTGTCATTTAGATAATAGATATGTTTTTCATCTTAATCACTCAAGAGGTAGAGATTCAAGTAAACATAAGCATTATAAAGGAAATGTTAATTTGATGGATAAAATTAAGGGGCTTAAAAAAGACGAATTGGTGGAATATTATAAAAAATTACCTTATACTAAAAAATTATGAATCATAATATTCCATTTTTTTCAATATGTATTCCGTGTTATGAGATGAAGGGTTCTGGATTGGATTTTTTAAAATTTAATTTTAAAACATTTAAACAACAAACGTTTCAAAATTTTGAAATAGTTATTTCCGACCATAGTAAAAACGAAGATATTAAAAATTTATGTTTAAATACTGATTTAAATATAAAATATGTTAAAAACGAAAATAATTTAGGAAATTCTTCTGCAAATTTAAATAATTGCATCAGAAACTCTAATGGAAAATGGATTAAAGTTCTTTTTCAAGATGATTTTTTATATGGTAAAAATGCATTATATGTCCTGCATGAATTTATTACTAATAATTTTAATGCTTACAGTGAACCCTGTGATGAAAATTGTATAATTCAAGAAAATAATATTGACGAAAATGGATGGGTTGCTACTGGTAGCGAACACACAACAGATGGTTATTATCTTTTAAACCCATACGAGCCTAGATGGTCAATGGAAGCTATATATAAAGGACATAATACGATAAGCTCTCCAAGTGTTTTAACCTTTAAAAACGAAAAAGAAAACAACTTATATTTTGATGAAAATTTAATTTGGTTGATGGATATAGACTATTATCATAGATTATATTTAAAATACGGAGAACCTAAAATTTTAAAAAATATAAATGTTGTTAATAGAGTTTGGTTAGGTAGCATTACTTCAAGCGTAGATGAAGATATCAAACAAAAAGAACTTGATTATTTCCAAAACAAAGTTAATTTAAAATAAAACATGATAACAACAGAAATTTATAATGGTCAAGGTTTAGGTAATCAATTACATTGTTACGTTACTACTAGAGTTGTTGCTTTAGATAGAGGCTATGATTTTGGTATAATGAATCCTCGTAAATTCAAATGTTTAGACTTTATTGATCTAGACTTTGGATTACCCGTAAATGGTGGTAGCGGTCCCGAAGGTGGACCACCTGTTGTTTTACCCGAAACAATAAAATATTATTTTAGAGAAAGAGATGTTAGACATCCTAATGGTTCTTATATTAGAAATGATGACCCTGAACTTGAAAATATTCAAGATAATACAAAAATCGACGGTCTTTTTCAATCAGAAGATAGAATAATACACAGAAAAGAAGAAATTAAAAAATGGTTAAAGGTTAAACCTGAAAGGGAACGTTATGATTATTCGTCCGATGATATATGTATTATAAATTTTAGAGGTGGAGACAGGGTTGGTGATCATGATTTCTTTTTACCATATGAATATTGGATTAATGCAATCAATAGAATGGAGGTTATAAATCCAAGATTCAGATTTATAGTAATAACAGATGATGTTAATACAGCAAAAAGGTTCTTTCCATTTTTAGAGGTATATCATTTTGATATAGCTTCTGATTTTTCTATAATTAAAAATGCAAAATTTTTAATTTTATCAAATTCCAGTTTTCCTTATTTTCCAACATTATGTAGCGAAACAATCAAGTTTATAATAGCTCCAAAATATTGGGGTAGATACAACATATCAGATGGATATTGGAGTTTGGGTTGTAATATCTTCAGAAACCATCATTATATAGACAAAAATAATAACATTTTTACATATGATGAGTGTAAAGAAGAGTATAAAAATTACATGACAATAAACAAACATCTTTGGGATTAATATGAACTTTATTTGTATATCAAATTATAACAACGATGTATCTTGGATTAAAAATCATCCAAATGATTACATTATATATGATAGAAGTGACGATGATTCTTATGTTACTGGTTTAAATTACAAAAAATCTCCAAACATAGGTTATAACATATATGATATGTTTAGATTTATAATAGAAAATTATAATAATTTACCCGAATTCACAACTTTTTGTAAAGGTAATATATTTCCGAGACATATTTCAAAAGAATATTTTGAAAAAATGATGAATAACAAATATTTTACTTGTTTATTTGATCATACTTTACATAAAGAAGGAAATTTTAATATTTTTTCATCTGAAGGGAATTATTGTGAAATAAACAATAACTGGTACATGTTTGATAGAAAACCATATAGATATTTTTCAAGGTATAATGATTTTATAAAATATTTTTTTAAAAATCCAGTATTACCTATTTATATTACGTTTTGCCCCGGAGCAAATTATGTTGTTCCAAAACAAAATATATTAAAATATCCAGTAAAATTTTACGAATTATTAATTAAATCATTATCACACTCTAAATTCGCAGCAGAATCCCACCTGTTAGAAAGAGCATTGTATACTATTTGGAATTGTAATTATCATTTAAGTGATAATATTTTACAAAAATTATGATTTACGATTGTTTTTATTTTTTTGATGAATTAGACTTATTAGAAATAAGATTAAATATTTTAGATAGTCATGTTGATAAATTTATTTTAGTAGAGGCTACCGAAACTTTTAACGGAAAACCAAAAGAACTCAACTATAAAAATAATATTGATAGATTCAAACAATTTAATCATAAAATAATACATTATGTA